ACAACCAGTTTCACCACAAAGTGAAAGCCCTGCACCAACGACTGGTGAGGGTATGATGACGCAGCCACCCTCTCTATAGAGGCCCTGCATATAGGGGCGACCTGAATCCAACAGCACCCCGAAGGAGTACTAAATGGAACAACAAAACCAATCTGAAGTTGTTGAAGAAAAATTTTCCGATGCGACAGAAGAGGCAACACCGAGTCCTTATAAACATCCTAGTAGGAATTTAATGGACAAGGAAGACGAAAAGACAGCTACTGAAGAATCTAAGGAAAGTTCTGACGAGAAAAACCCTAAAGATGAACACCCTGTCGGAGTAGAAGATGCTGTATTTAAGAAGCGTTATGACGACTTAAAACGGCATTATGATGAAACCGTGTCTAAGCATAAAGACGAAGTTTTCAAACTAAAGAAAGAGAAAGAGGCTGTCTCATCTAAACCTATTTTTAAAACAAAAGAAGAGTTAGAAGAGTGGCGTAAGGATTATCCTGAGATGTATGATTCTGTTATGCAATTGACTACAGAGGCTACAATGAAAACGAAGCAAGAATTACAAGAGGAAATGTTGGAATTAAAAAAACAACAGTCTCGACTTGCTAGAGAAAAAGCTGAAGTAGAACTTGCTAAGAAACATCCCGACTTTCAAGATATCAGAGAAAGTTCTGATTTTCATGAATGGGCATATGTTCAAGATAAGACTGTTCAATCTTGGCTCTATGATAATACAGACAATCCAACAGCAGCGGCTAGAGCGATTGACTTGTACAAATATGATAGAGGTCTTTCTACTAAAAAGGTGACTTACGATGCTAAGAAAGAAGCAGCAAAAGCTGTGTCTAAAACTAAGCCTAGTGAGAATCCAACTGATAAGAAAACTTGGACTTGGGAAGAAATTCGCAAGATGAAACCAAGTGAGTACGATAGGTTTGAAAAAGAAATCGACAGTGCAAATAGAGAAGGTAGAATCAAATAACACACAACTCATAACAACTTTAAATAAACAACAAAAACAACAAGGAGAAAAACTATGGCATTTCCAAGTGCAGGTGGTTACACTAACTTACCAAATGGTAATTTTAGCCCAGTAATCTATAGTCAAAAAGTCCAAAAGTTTTTCAGAACTGCATCAGTCGTAGAAGCTATTACTAATACCGACTACACTGGTGAGATTGAAAACTATGGCGATACCGTTAATATAATTAAAGAGCCTGTTGTTAGCGTCACTGCTTACTCAAGGGGTACAACTGTTAGTCCATCAGATTTAGCTGATGACCAGTTACAGCTCGTTGTAGACCAAGCAAATTACTTTGCATTTAAAGTTGATGACATCGAGGAAAGACATTCTCACATTAACTTTGAAAGTGTTGCTACTTCTTCTGGTGCATACGCACTTAAAAATGCATACGATGCTAACGTAATCGCAGCTATGTTCGCAGGACCTAGTGCCTCAGCCCCTGACCACATTATTGGTTCAGACGGTTCTGGTGTAGACGTAGGTTATGATACATCTGAGATTGACCCAGTCAACTTAATTTCCAAACACTCAAAACTTTTGAACTTACAAGATGTTCCTGAAGAGAACAGATGGTTCTTAGGTTCACCTGAGTTCTTTGAGCAATTAGGTCAAACATCATCTAAATTAATGGATGATACAACTGGTGCTGCTAAGCCATTAAGAAATGGTAAAGTATACTCAGGTAAAGTAATGAACATGGACCTATATATGACAAATAACTTTGCAGCAAGTGCAACAGCTAACTACTACAAAGTGTTATCAGGTCACATGTCATCTACAGCTACTGCTAACCATATCGCAAAAATTGAAGTCGTAAGAGATACTACAACTTTTGCTGATGTCGTTAGAGGTCTACATGTTTTCGGTAGAAAGGTATTGAGAAATACTGGACTAGTCGCAGAACATATTCTAATAGACTAATTAGTATACGGGGGGATTTAATTCCCCCCATATAATTTATGTAGAGAGGTAGTATGAAATTTGTATTAGTACTAATTATTCTTTTAAAGACTAGTGCCACACCCGATATGTACACTTGGACTAGTTTTAATTTTATAGATTTGGAAACATGTGAAGCATTTTTAAATGCTAAAATAGATTACCTCAATTCATCCGTACAAAGACAGTTTAACAAAGATAACAATGTAGCTCAATTTGATTACATGTGTGTATCTAAAGAAGATTATGACCAATACATAAAACAAAAACTAGGAGTATAAGACACTTATGGCAGGAACAGTAACATATTTAACATTAACTAATCTCGTTCTGCGAGAACTTAATGAAGTCGAATTAACAAGTAGTACATTCTCTGCTAGTAGAGGTGTACAAACTGCTGTTAAAGGTTTTGTTAATAAATCTGTTAATGATTTATATAATGCTGAAGTAGAATGGCCATGGTTATTTGTTAAGACTTCACAGGATACTTATTCAGGACAACAAGAATATACATTTCCTGCTTCTTTTAGAAAAGCAGATTTTGATACTTTTAGATTAAAACCAAAACAAAGAATTACTAATACCGAATTTACATCTTCTATAGATGACTGGGTTACTGTTAGTGGTACTCCTTCTCACGTATCCGTAGGTAATGGTAGAATGAGATTAAACTTAGCAGAAGTAACACAATCTATTTCTGTTATTAAAAATAGAACTCACAAATTAGCAATAAGAATTGTTGATTCTAGTGCATCTGGAAATTCCTTATCTATAAAAATAGGTACAAGTATCGGTGGTACAGAAATATTATCAGATACTATTGCTGTTAGTGAAACAGGTAATGGAACTATTTATACAAAGGATTTTGTTCCCTCCTCTTCAGCTATCTATATTGGTTTAGAAAATTCATCTTCAAATGATTTGGATATTGACTTTGTAAGATTGTCAGAAAATGAATTACCTATTTCTTTAAAATATGCAAGTTATGATGACTTTATTAAAAACAGATATAATATAGATGAAGTAATAGACGATTCTCAATATGATAAACCTTTATACGTATACCGAACACAAGACAATTTAAAGTTTGGATTAACTCCTATTCCTGATAGTGACTCTTATACTATCGAATATGAATACTTTAAAACACACACAGAGTTATCAGCCTATGATGATGTTCTAGATTTACCCGATAGATACTCAGATACAATTGTCAATAGAGCAAAGTATTATCTATATAAGTTAAGAAATGATGTACCCATGGCTAATATAGCTAATGCAGAATATGAAAGAGGCGTAGAAAGAATTAGAATAGAAATGTTAAATAAGCCTGATTATATGAGAGATACAAGGGTTAATCTAAATCCCAATACTGCAACTGTAGGTATATAATATATGGCACAAACTCAGCCTTCCGTTGTTAGTATAGGAGGAGGTTTAGTCCTCAACAAAGATGTATTCTCTATGTCACCTGGGGAGGCCTTAGAGTTAAAAAACTTTGAGCCTGACATTACAGGTGGATATAAAAAAATTAGAGGAACAACATTATTTAATACTAATATTGTACCTCAAGTAGCTTTACCTAGTGAGCGAGTTGTTATGTCTGCCATATTCAATGGAGTTGTATTGGGGGGTAGAGGAGGGAGTATACATTATGCATCAAGCGGTTCAGGTAGTTGGACTTCTCTTATTACAGGATTAGGAACACCTACACAAAACTATGAGTTTAGAAAATTCAATTTTAATGGTATTGATAACATTGTTATTTGTACTGGCACATCAACACCCAGAATTGTCAACACTAGCTATGCTATAACTAATGTTAATGCAACAGGTAGTGCTAACTTTAAATTTGTAGAAATATTTAAGAATCATATATTCTTTTCAGGTGACACAAGTAATAGACAATCTATTAAATTTATGTCACCTTTTAGTACTAATGATTTTACAACAGCCAATGGTGGCGGTGAAATACGAGTAGACTCTCCTGTTACAGGACTTAAAGTTTTCCGTGATAATTTATTTATCTTCTGTAATGATGAGATATTTAAGTTAGTAGGTAGTTCTTCTGCAGACTTTGCATTACAACCTGTTACAAGAAAGATTGGATGTATTGACGGAAGAAGTATTCAAGAATTTGGTGGTGATGTTATCTTTCTAGGACCTGACGGATTAAGAACAATCGCAGGTACAGATAGAATTGGTGACGTTGAGTTGGGAACTATTTCTAAACAAGTACAGGATATTATTGAAGATATTACAACCCATAATATTAACTCACTTGTTATTAGAAGTAAATCTCAGTATAGATTATTCTACCCTACTTCTGTTGACCAATCAGAAAATTCTGCAAAAGGATTAATCTGTACAATTAAAACAAACATTCAAACAGGAAATCCTGGTTTTGAATACGCAGAGTTAGTAGGTTTAAAAGTTTCTTCATCAGACTCTGACTTTATCACTAATGATGAAACTGTTGTGTCTGGTGGTTATGATGGATACATATATCAGCAAGAATTAGGAAATACTTTTGCTAGAGCAGGTAGCTCTTCAACAATACAATCTTTCTATAGAACTCCCGATATGACCATGGGAGACCCCGGAATTAGAAAGAGTATGCAAAGAGTTATTTGGAACTATGAGAATGAAGGTGATGTCAGTGCAAACTTTAAAGTTCGTTATGATTTTGATAGCCCTCAAGTTCCTCAGCCTGATGCCTACACATTATCAACAGGTGCAGGTATTGCAGTTTATGGATTAAGTGCATCAACTTATGGAACAGCCGTATATGGTTCATCAGGTGCAAACTTAGTACGACAATCAGTAGAAGGAAGTGGCTTTACAGTAGCATTACGTGTAGAGGACTTTTCTACAAACTTACCAATATCCTTTAAAGGATTTGAATTAGAATTTATACCAGGAGGTAGACGATAAATGGGAGCGACATATACAAGGCAGGAATCAGCTAATATTACTGACGGTTCCGTTATTGAAGCGACACACTTTAATAATGAGTTCAATCAGTTAGAATCGGCATTTGCTGCAACTACTGGTCATAGCCATGACGGTACAGTAGCAGAGGGTGGTTATGTACCACTTATAGCAGACATAGATGCACGTAATAAATTAGTATCAGATACAACCAACAATAGATTTGGTGTATTTGTAGAAGTAGGTGGTTCTGCTGTAGAACAGTTTAGATTTCAGGATGGTGCTATTGTTCCCGTCACCGATAATGATATCGACTTAGGTACAGGTGCTTTAGAGTTTAAAGATTTATATATTGATGGTACTGCTAATATTGATACTTTAGTTATTGGCTCTTCTACTGGTGTAACTTCTGTTGATACAGACTTATCTTCTGTTTCAGCTAGTGATGATACTTTAGCTTCTGCTAAGGCTATCAAAACATATATTGATTCTCAGGTAACTGCTCAAGACTTAGACTTTCAAGCAGATACAGGGGGTGCATTAAGTATTGATTTAGATTCTGAATCCCTAACATTTACAGGTGGTACAGGTATTGATACAAGTGGTAGTGGTAATGCTGTAACTTTTGCTATTGATTCTACCGTAGCTACACTGACAGGCACACAAACATTAACCAATAAAACTATTGATACTGCTAATAATAATATCACTATTGTAGAGGCTGACATCTCTGACTTAGGTGCATACATTACTGCAAGTTCAACAGATACTTTAACTAACAAAACAATTGATACAGCAAACAATACAATTACTATTGTTGAAGCAGATATCTCTGACCTAGGTTCTTACATTACAGCTAGTTCTTCTGATACACTAACAAATAAATCTATCAGCTTAACGACTAATACTTTAACAGGTACAACTGCTGAATTTAATACAGCTTTATCTGACGGTAGCTTTACAACACTAGCAGGTACAGAAACATTAACCAATAAAACTTTAACCACACCTACCTTAACCAGTCCAGTTTTAAATACTTCTGTTTCAGGTACAGCTTTCTTAGACGATGACACATTTGCTACAGCCAGTGCTACAAC